TACGCAGATGTTACTCAACTTGAGCTTATGGCGATGGCTGTGTTCAAACATTTCCCTGCGGTCAAGACAGTTAAAGGGGCACTGCTATTTGTAGTCGCCGGTAGTATAGTAAACGAGACCTACAAGGTCAGTGACGAAGCGGTACTGTGGGACAAATGGAACGGTAAGTTTGCCCAGATGAATACTGCATTTGATAGTGATGTGTGGAACCCCAACCCCAGCGGCCTGTGCTACAAACATTGCCCTGTGCTTGAGTGTTCCCACAACGGGAGGAACTAATGGCATATACAAAGACACCTAGACCCTACAAGAAAGAGTACCAACAATCACTTACCCGTGGGGAGCATGAAGGCAGGATGGAGCGCCAACGTGCCAGACGGGATTACGATAAGCGAGGGGTTGATCGCACTGGTAAAGATATAAGCCATACCAAGCCGATCAGTAAGGGTGGCACAAACAAGGACGGGACAAAGTTAGCTTCCCGCAGTAAAAACCGAGCGGCAGGTGGGGCCATGTCAAAACCCCGTGCATAAAAGTAATTAGTATCAAGGAATAGTATGCAGATAGTAGATGACAGAGCAGTATTGCTCCGTTTGCGCGACCCTGAAAGGGTTACAAACGTGATACCCAAGAGCAAAAAGATGTCTAACGACGAGGTTCTTGTTAAGTGGGGGCTAGATGAGGCACTTGTCCTAAAGAACCTAAACATAACTATCCCGTCACCCATTATGAATACTTATAAATGGCCCGGACGGTACACCCCCTTCGATCACCAGAAGGAGACAGCGGGGTTCCTTACCCTACACAAACGTGCATTCTGCTTTAACGAGCAGGGGACAGGTAAAACGGGTAGTGCTATATGGGCCTCTGACTACCTCATGTCTGTAGGTAAGGTAAAGCGAGTGTTAGTAGTATGCCCTCTATCTATTATGGATAGCGCGTGGAGGGCCGATCTGTTTAAGCTGGCAATGCACCGCACTGTTGACATTGCCTATAGTAAGAATGCTGAGAAGCGTAAGGATATTATTGCAAGCGGTGCGGAGTACGTCATCATTAACTACGATGGCATAGCTATTGTCGAGAAGGAGATAGCAGCGGGGGGTTTCGATCTGGTCATTATAGATGAGGCTACCCATTACAAGAACCCGACTACTACTCGATGGAAAGTACTGAACAGGATACTTAGTAAAGACACTTGGCTGTGGCTTATGACAGGCACCCCTGCAGCGCAGTCACCTATTGATGCTTATGGACTAGCAAAACTAGTTAACCCAAACAACGTACCTAAGTTTGCAAGTAGCTGGCGGGATACAGTGATGACCAAGCTCACTCAGTTTAAGTGGGTACCTAAGAAGGAGTCTACGGAGACTGTCCACCGAGTATTACAACCAGCTATTAGATTCACCAAAGAGGAATGTCTGGACTTACCAGAAATGGTTTACGTAGATAGGGAAGTTCAGCTTACCAACCAACAGACCAAATACTACAACAAGCTTAAGAAAGACATGATCATGTCTGCTGCCGAGCATCAGGTTACGGCGGTGAATGCAGCGGTGAACTTGAACAAACTCTTACAGATATCTTGTGGTGCTGTATATACAGACGATGGCAAGACTTTAGAGTTTGATATAAGCAATCGGTATAAGGTACTGAAGGAAGTTATTGATGAGTCTAGCAACAAGGTCTTAGTGTTCATCCCTTTTAAGCATGTCATTGACGTACTAGAGGAACGCCTTGGGAAAGACAACATATCTACGGGCATTATCCGTGGGGACGTAGCGGTTAACAAACGGACTGACTTGTTTAATAAGTTTCAGACTACGCCTGACCCGCAAGTATTGTTGATACAACCCCAAGCGGCAGCGCATGGTGTAACCCTAACTGCTGCAGATACTGTGGTGTGGTGGGGGCCGACCAGTTCATTGGAGACTTACCTGCAAGCCAACGCCCGTGTACACAGAGCGGGGCAAGTTAACAAGTGTACGGTAGTTCATATGCAAGGCTCTAACGTAGAGAAACACATATACACAATGTTAAGTAAAAGAATAGATAGTCACTCAAGAATACTAGATTTATATAAAGAAATACTTGACTAGTAGACTAATACTAAATATAGTCGGCATCCCCTATAAGGAGCGAGTCATGGATAAGTCAGAAAATGAAGAACAGATAGACCTAGATAAGTTGATCAGGGTCTTCATTAAGATACGGGACAGACGGGCAGTAAATCAAAAAGAGTTTGATACCGAGGACGACAGGCTAAAGAAGCAGCAAGAGGAGATTAAAGCTGCCCTACTTAAGCACTGCGTAGCTGCAAACGTAAGTGGTGCTAAAGCAGAGAGTGGTAGTTTTGCTCGTATTACAAGTACGAACTACTGGGTGTCTGATTGGGAAGCTATGCACACTCTTGTCCGAGATAAGGCTATGCCGGAACTACTTCAGAAGCGTTTGTCGCAGGAAAACTTAAAGACTTATCTAGAAGAGAACCCTAATGCAACTATCAAGGGGTTAGAGACCAACAGCAAATACACTATTTCAGTTAGGAAGGGGAAAAAGTAATGGCAACAAAGTTTAATGCTACAACAGAGGATATGGCAGAAGAGTTTGCTGTATCAATAGCTACCATACGTTTGTGGGTAAAGAACGGACACATACCTAGGAATGCTTACCTAAAAGCAGGTAACACTTACAGGTTTTGTATCGACCTCGCTTACCAATCCTTGCTTGAAGAGGATAAAAGTTCAGAACCACAGTGGGCAGTTGCACCAATGTCTACAGGTGATGAGGGCGTACAAGAGCAATTACGTGCGGTGGGTGAAAGTGAGAGGGTTACTGAAGTAGATAGTGATGAGTATGGACGTACTGGGATTCATGCCCTTGATACAGATGAAGACGTATGAATCGGATCGGTACTAGTAATGGGGTATTTACTAGTTTACCAAAAGGTGTTGAAGGTGCATCCCGCGAAGAGATCAACGTAGTCATCCTTGGGGCATCCCCCCTAAGCAGGAACTACTACACTGATAACCTCTTTAGTGATGTGTCCATGCCTACTTGCTGGTCTAGTGATTCACAAACCCCATCAGCCAATGTACCTGAAGAATGTAAGCAGTCCGTAAGATGTTTGGATTGTAAGCACGACATATTAGGTAGTGCCGTTAGCGGTGGCAGGGCGTGTAGGTTTTTCCAGAAACTTGCTGTTTCTTTCGAGGGCAGTTTGGATGAGGTATACCAGCTACATGTGTCGGCAGTATCTATATTTGGTAACAAGGGAAGTAGTTTACGGGGGTACAGTAAGTTCTTAAAAAAGCATGGTACTGCGGCCTCTACGTTGTTCACAAGGATATATTTTGCGGAAGATGTGGAAGCGCCAAAGTTATTGTTCTACCCTAAGCGCCCCCTTGAAGAAGAGGAAATGAGTATCGTAGTAGAAGTAATTAGTTCAGATGCAGCCATAGCTGCTATGGGCACAGATACCTACGAAGGTATCGACCTGACCGGATCACCTTTCAGTGTTAATGAAAGTGGGTTCACAACAACTTAATTTGGAGTACTAAATTAATGCAAGTAATAAGTGAGAATTTTGCAGTAGCACGAAGTGTAAAAGTTAAATACCCTAAGATAAACAGACCTTATAAGTTTGACGATAAGGAACAACGTACCCTTCCATGTGAAGCTAAGGAGCAAGGTGCGGAATACTTGATGGATATTGAGTTAACCAAAGACCAAGCCAAAGCCTTAAATAAGTTGGCAAAAGCTTTGTATGAGGATCGTCGCAAACCTAAGTGGCCTGAAGATTGTCCTAGACCTTTCAAGATATTAGAAGATGAAGAAGGTAACGAGACTTACGTAGCCAAGGTCAAAAAGAAGGCAGCTTACGATGGGGAGCTTACTGATCCTCCTAGCGTTTTCGATGCGAAAAACGTAGACGTAACGTCACCGGACTTTCCATTGAGTACAGGTAGCACCGCTAATGTAGCATTCACGCTAGTACCGTATTCGATGGCTTCTAACCACGGTGTAACACTAAGGCTACATTCCGTACAGGTAACTAAACTGTTGGCTATAGCTGTCAAGTCACCGTTCTCAGTAGAAGAAGGTTACTCCGCACCAGAAGGTTTTGTGGGAGAGACTACGCTTAAGGAGGACGAGGAAGATGAGCCTGTCAAGAAGAAACCTGCTCCTGTACTGACCGTAGTAGAAGATGCCGATGAAGACGATGAGCCTATCGTTGCTAAGAAGAAGGGAGGTAAAGCAAGTAAGCCAAGTGGAGATATGGCCTCAGTTATTGATGAATGGGATGACTGATAACGACCATATAGCCAAGTGGTGGGGGTGCATAGGTACCCCCATTGCTCCATTGGAGAGCAGTTGTGATGGATGCAGAAAAATTTATATCCACGGTAGTGGGTACTAAGCAGGACGACGACAGATTTTATTGCCTACTAGCTATAAAAGATAAGAAGGTAAAGCAGCAGTTCTTTAAGGACATACCTGACCTAGTAGCAGCGGCAGAGCAAGCAGACGCAGAGAAGAAGAACGCATACTTTGGGCTAGGTACATTTGTATCAAACCTAAACCGTAAGGGAAGTAACGTAGACTACATAAATACGTTCTTCCTAGACATAGATGCTGGCCCCCACAAAGAAGCGGATAAGTCTTACCCTGACCAAGCGGAGGCGGTGTCAGCACTAAGGGACTTCTGCCTTACCTACAAGCTACCTAAGCCAACGATTGTTGACTCGGGCTACGGCGTACATGTTTACTGGGTTTTGGACAAGCCTGTACCTAGGGACACATGGATACCTGTAGCTAGAGGGCTGAAGAAGATTTGTGCCGAACACGGCTTCAAGGCAGATGCTGCGGTAACAGACGATGTAGCTAGGGTTCTACGTATCCCCGGTACGCATAACCACCTGACAGAAAACCCTCTTGAGGTAACCATTTATGGTGACCCTAAAGAACTACCTACCACGACCTTTACAGAGTTTGAGGCGAAAGTGGGGCGGGTGGACATTGTTAACTATGACAGTGAAGAGAATGCAGTATCCCAGCGAATGCAGGGCAACACAGAGAATTGCTTCAAACGCATACTCGATAAGACCGCAGCGGGTAAGGGGTGTGAACAACTAGCGACTATAATAACAAACCAAGATAGTACCTCTGAACCTTTGTGGAGGGCAGGTCTGTCTATCGCTAGGTTCTGTACCGATGGGGATAAAGCCTCTCGGCTAATATCTAACAAGCACCCCAATTACAATTCTGAAGAAACGCACAACAAACTGGATAACGTAAAAGGCCCGTACACTTGTGCAGTAATTGATAGCCTTAATACGGACGTATGCCCCCAATGCCCACACTGGGGGAAGATAAAGTCTCCTATAGTGCTGGGTAAAGTAGTTGCGGAGCTTAACACTGATACATTTACTTTCTCCCCAGTGGCGGGGTACAGCAGTGAAGAGAGTGAGGAAGTTGAGGAAGTTGAAGAAGTTGAGGAGTCTGAGGAGCTTGAAGAGTCTGTAGTCTTACTTGGGGTAGAGGATGGGGGAATACCCAAATACCCTAAGCCTTATACGCGAGGCAAGAACGGGGGCATATACCTAACTACTCGGGATGACGATGGGGATGACGTTCAAGCCCTTGTATACCATAACGACTTATACGTAGTTAAACGGGTATTTGATGCAGAGGATGGGGAGTCAGTTGTTATGCGGCTACACCTACCAATGGATGGGGCTAAAGAGTTTACCCTGTCACTAGCTACAGTAACTTCTCGGGAAGAGTTACGTAAAGCGTTGGCTGTACAGGGTGTAGTCGCACACAACATGAATCCAATTATGTCCTACGTAGTTACATGGGTGAATCAATTGCAAGAGCAGAGTAAGGCAGGGGTAGCCCACAAGCAGTTTGGGTGGACAAATGACGCGATGCAGGAGTTTGTATTGGGTGATCGTATCTACAGTAAGTCAGGCTCAAAGGCCAACGCCCCTACAAAACAGACTGATGCCTTTATACCTCACTATGAACCTAGAGGCACGTTGGAAGAATGGAAGGGGGCTATGTCTATATGGAATCGTCCCGGCTGTGAACTATATCAGTATGTCCTTTGTGCAGGGATAGGATCTATATTCATGGAGCTTTCTAACGTCAATGCTTCAACATTACATCTACATAATGAATTCTCTGGGGTAGCCAAGACTACCGCTATGTATGCGGCCCAAGGTGTATGGGGTAATCCCAAAGCGTTGACGCTGACTAACAAGGATACTATAGCTAGTAAGTTTAACAGGGGGGAGTTGTTTCATAACTTACCGTGGACTTTCGATGAACTAACTAACATTGATCCTGCGGGAGCCTCAGACTTGATCTATGCGATTAGCGATGGGCAGCAACGTAACCGTATGACTGCTAACAGTAACCTTGAACGGTGGCGTGGTAGAGAATGGAAGCTAGGGACTATTACTACTGGTAACTCTAGTATGTTGGAACGCGTTGCCAAGGAGAAGAAGATGCCTAGGGCAGAGGCTCAACGCGTACTGGAGTGCTTTGTCCCTAACGTAGGCCATCTATTTACAGACAAGGCTGAGACCGACAGGTTCACTGAAAGTGTGCTTAAGGTATACGGACATGCAGGGCCACTAGTAGTTCAGTACACCATTGATAATATTGAAACAGTTAAGGGTTTATTTCACGATGTACAGAAGCGAGTAGACCGCGATGGGCAGCTTAAGCAAGAGAATCGCTTCTGGTCTGCAGGTATAACCTGCACCATTATGGGTGCAATTATTGCTAAACAGTTGGGTCTAATAGACTACGACACTAAGGCTATCTATAGGTGGGTAATGACCGTCTTACTTCCTCAGAATAAGTTGTCAGTATCACAACTAGAGGCTAGCGTAGAAGACATCATGGCTGACTTTTTCTCGGAAAACATTAGCAACATACTACAGATACGCAGTACCGCAGATGTTAGGCAGAGTGGTGAGTCTACGGAGGCTGTACCTTCTGAAGCATTAGCTCGGGGTAGGCTAGTAGCTAGGTATGAAACTGATACGGGTGACTTCTTTATTAACCCCAAGGCGTTACGTGAGTGGTGTGTACCTCTGCAGTTAAACTTTGAGGCACTAGTGAAGCGGCTTAAAGAGGGCCACAAAGGTAGGTACGTTCAGAAACGGATGGGTAAGGGTACTAAGTTAAACATACCTAAAGGTCGAGTCTTACAGATACATT